CGAGTTGCCAGAAATGGAGATGGGCGCGATTAACATCAGGCAGAACCTTTCTTCCAACGATGACAAGGTTTTCATTGGTATCGGAAACCCGTCCGCTGGCGACAATCCACACACCCGATGGGCTATGCCTAAAGGTCACACTAGCTTCGATGCGGTTAGTGCTGATATGGAGAAGTGGGAGACTGAGACAGGCGTATGCTTGTTCTACAATGGCATGAAGTCGCCGAACTTCCAAGCTCCTCCTAATGAGCCTTCTCCATTCCCGTTCTTAATGGATCGCAAGAAACAGGCAGACATTTTGAAGATGTCCTATGGAGATGAGAACTCTGTGGACTATGTTCGTAACGCTATTGGCTGGTGGCCCAAGTCTGGCTTTGCCCAAACGATCCTAACCGCCGATGTCATTCGGAATGCCGATACCTACTCAGAACCTATCTGGGATCACAATGACCTCATCAAGATTGCTGGATTCGATACTGCTTTCACGGCTGGTGGTGACCGATGCGTCCTTACAGTTTGTAAACTAGGTTATGTCCGTGGAACCTCACAGAAGGTTATGTATCTGGAAAATCAAGAAGTCATCCAGATCGCCGCTGGGCAAGCTACAGAGTTTGATGTTCAAGTTGCCGCAAAGGTCGTTGAGCTTTGCCGAAAGCATGATGTGAAGCCTAGTAAGTTTGGTATGGATGTCAGCGGTGATGGTGGACGAATTGGGCAGGCTATCATGCGTGAATGGCTACGGCATGATAAGGATGGTTCGTCTATCGCCCTTATCTCTTCTATGGGTCGCCCAACTGATCGTATCGCTGCCGATGTCGATAAGCGTCCCTGCACAGAAGTTTATGATCGTTTGATCTCAGAATACTGGTATCAGAGCTTCCACGGGTTTAAGGCGCGGGTTATTTATGGAGTCGAAGCCTCTGGTGAACTAGGCCGAGAACTTTGCTTGCGTAGGTATCGCACAAAGAACAAGAAGATTTCCGTAGAGACTAAAGATGACTACAAGGGTAGGACTGGATTCTCGCCTGACTTGGCTGACTCGTTTCTCTACGCACTAGAGATGTCCCGCCGCAATGGTTTAACTTTTATCGGTAACGATAAACCTGTTCCAACGGATCGCTTCTGGGCTAGGCGCGAGGAACAGGTTAAGCCGATGTCCGATGATGACTACTATATGTCGGACGATGATGGAGAGGATTAGCAATCTACTGCGTCAGCGATGCTCTGTTTATCATTGTTTATGTTTCCGAATTCGGTTGTAACAAACGAATCCCCTGTAATTTTAATTGTTTTTTGTAATGCCATAATTTTTTTATGTTGTGATGTTGTTTGCTGAAACACCATTTGCACCAACTGTCACGCTCCACTTTGTCCCAGTTGCAATGTGGACGTTGTTACTGGTTGCGATGCAGTAATCCAACGTCCCAGTTGTCACAGTCAGACGGAAACCGTTTGCGGCGTTGAATTTTGTCATGTTATTTACGAGCGTAATGTTTGACACAAATCCGTTAATTGCTTGAATCGAAATTGCCCAACCCGTAATACTTGCAAACAAATTTCCGTCAATAATGCAATCGTTAAAATCAAGTTCAAAATTTATCCCATTCGCACAAGCGTCAAACAGATTGTTGGAAATGATTTGCACAGGTCTTGAGGTGGAAACACCAGTTGCCGCGCCGATACCAGCTTGCGTCAGTCCATAAAAATTGCAGTCGGTGATTTTCCAACCAATCGCAGAGTTTACGCCAAACTGAATTCCATAAGTCTGGTTTCCGCCACCTTGGAACGTGCAGCTTGACACCACGCAATCAGCACTGGCTGCATTTGCGTTGGTCATGTTTATGCCAGCACCAGCCCAATCGGAAAACGTGCAGCTATCGAAAGTATTGAAGGAAAATTCTCCTGCGTTTCCAGTTGCATGAAAACCTTTTCTGAAAGCGCAGTTTGCAAAAATTGCGTTTTTCAATGCAGACGCAATGACAGTTCCCCAAAACACGCAACCATCAAACTTTACCTGTAACGGGCCAGTTGCAACTGAATAGTAATTCAAAGTGTTTTTTACTGAGGCAAACAAACTGTTCGACACTTGGAAGTTTGTTGCGCCGCTTGACAAGATTTGATCAAGGTCTGACGTTGTGCTGTTGTAGAACGTGCAATCTGATATTCGCAACCCATCTGTTGCACCGTAAGTCACACCGTAATAGCAACTGTCAAATACGCACGCAGTGATTGTGATTAAACGTGCTTCGTTGTCGGTCGCAATGGCTGCGAGTAATCGGTACGTTGGGCCATAAATAGCCACAGGGTCGGTGTAGGTCTGGTCATTGCCACAGTTGCGAAATGTGCAACCGTCGATCAAAACCTCATAACCAGTCTCAATGTCTATGCCATCACTTCCAGACTTCTCAGCGTAGCAGTTGACAAAAGCAACACCTTCAGGAATTGACTGACCAGCACCTCCCGCAACGGTGTAGCAGTGCCGACCGCAAGTGCTGACGTAACAATCACGAACAACAACGCCCATTTGAGAAACGGCTACGCTATTTGAAAAAGCGTCGATGTTGATCCCGTCCCCAGAATTCATGCCTGCACCAGCAACTCGCGTGACGGTGCAGTTGGAGATGACAATGTTGGTTGTGTTGCCAAAACGGGCAGTGACAAAAATGCCAAATCCGCCCCATGTTGCATCATCCACAGGATTTGCCTGATTGATGATTCCCATGTTTTTGACTACAACATTGTCAATTTTTAGATTGCTAACTCTTGTGGCATAGATGCCTATGTTTTGTCGCAACCCAGTGTAAATGTTAGTGGTTTGACCTCCGCCGTCGATCTGCAAATCACGAATAAAAATGTTTTCTTTGGCAGTGACACCAAATCCAGTTGACAGCATATTTAGACCGTTGGCCGAAGCCTTCAACACAGAGGCTGCGCCATCACCAAAAATAAGACAGTTGGACGGGATTGTGATATTCGCTGAAATTAAATACACGCCCTTAGGGATGTATGTCGCACCACCAGAACTGATAGCAGACTGAATGGCTGATGTGGAATCGCTGATGCCTGTAGGATCAGCACCGAAATCCTTCACATTCACCACATCTGCAAATCTGGTAACAAGGTTCCTTGCCGTAGTAGTCCCAGTAGCTGTGAAGTTGGTAAACTCATTGAAGTCTGTGCTAACCCATGCGCTTCCGTTCCACACGAAAAGAACATTGCTCGTCGTGTTATAATATAGAGAACCTTCGCTAATGGCTACTGGAGGCGTTGCGTATGGCCCCATGTATCTCTCTTGGAAGTCTTCCCAAAGATTCTCTACATTCGTCTCACTTGCCGCTGCTGCTGCTGCACTATTCGCCGCATTAGTCGCACTGGTTGCTGCGTTTGTAGCGTTGGTAAAAGATGAAGCGCAGTTAGCTTCGGCGCAGGCGGCAGCTTCACGCGCCTTGTTAACGATCAGCATTCCATCTTGATTGGAAGAATTATTATTGCAGCAACTCATATTGCCGCAAAAGTCATCTGATATTTTTCAGATGTCAAGAGGATTATCGTTAACGATAAACTATTCTAGCACACCCTGCAATTCCATCAAGTTCGCTAGGTCTTCGGTGACTGTAATCCTGCAAGCCTTGTCTCCCTCGAAAGTCGTTCCCAACATTTCTAGTTTCTCTAGGTCTGACTTCTTGATCCAGCAGTCCACCCAATCTTGGCGGAAGCGAATCTTGTATTGGTTTTCTGCAACGAATGTGCCTTCGCAAACGATAAGTGATTTGAACATATTATTTGAATTGGTAAACTAGGTATCCTTGCTCTTTTGCCCACGCTGGGTTGTCGTGGATTCTTTGGTGACATGGGCGGCATACAGCCATGAAAGTGCGCTTCTCACAGGTATTACGGCCTCTGCCGCTTTTATGGTGAATGTCTGTTGCTTCCCCACCACATACTTCACATCTGCCGTTTTTTTCTTCAAGATACTCTTTCCTTACCCTGCTGTATTCAATGCTTCGCTTTTTGAGTCTGGCTGAAACGGGATTGAGCTTTCCTCCTCTTTTCTTGAATCCGCTTTTAGCTTTGAGTGGAGTTTTGCGTCTGAGCATAGAGCTACTATTTTCTCGATGTGTT